ACGTGGACGCAACATCATGCGCGATACCTACGAGGCTGGTAACTGCACAGTCCGAGTCTTAGATCCCGATTCGTACTTCAACCCTCAGAATGTATCTAGCCCATATTTTGGCTATTTGACTCCGCTACGCAAGATCCGTGTAGCTGCTACTACTGCAACTACTCAGCATTTCTTATTTTCAGGGTATGTTCAAGATTATCGTTATACTTATCCTCAAGGGCAGGAGATTGGATATGTCGATATTGTCTGCTCAGATGCATTCCGTTTATTTGCCATGGCTAACGTGTCAACTATTGCCGACTCAAGCGCCGGACAGACTACTGGCACTCGGATAGACAAGATTCTTGATCAGGTAGATTTTCCTAGCAATATGCGGATCATCGATGCAGGATCTACAACCTGCCAAGCCGATCCAGCAACTACACGATCAAGCCTTCTAGCTCTACAGGTTGCCGAGTTTACAGAGCAGGGCGCATTCTTTATCCGCACGGACGGCACAGCAGAATTTAAGGATCGCAACGATGTAGTCGGATCTCTGGCCGTTGCACCTATTCAGTTTAATCAGACTTCGGGCATTCCATATTCAGACCTAAAGTTCGCTTTTGATGACAAGCTCATAATCAATAGCGCGACCATGACCAGAGTGGGCGGCACGACTGTCTCAGCAAGCGATGCGGATTCAATTGCTAAATACTTTCCACATGGCATGAATGTCGAAAATCTAGTCGCCCAGACAGATGCCCAAGTAACTAACATTGCCAAAATATATGTAGCAACCCGTAAAGAGACAACCATTCGCATCGATGCCATGACTGTTGATCTGCTAGATACAGACGTACCGACCGACACCATGATCGGCCTTGATTATTTTGATAATGTCGAGATCACCAACGTCCAGCCAGACGGCTCAACAATCGTCAAAACCTTGCAAGTGCAGGGTCTAGCATGGGATATAACCCCTAACAGCATGAAGTGCACAGTTACAACACTTGAGCCTATAGTTGAAGGATTCATTATCGGATCATCGACTTACGGTATAATCGGACAATCCATAATGGGATACTAGGAGAAAATCATGGCAGAAGGCTTTCCAGCATCGACAGGCGACATCTTTACGGCTTCGGACTATAACGGCCTAGTAGCCTTTACTATCGGCGCAGCTAATACAGTCGATTACACAGCGACAATTTCAGACGCCTATCAGGTCTTAGAGCTCATGAACAAGGCCACAGCTATTGCTTTTAACATCCCTACAAATGCCTCAGTGGCATTCCCAATTGGCACAGTGATCACAGTCCTAAACATTGGTGCTGGACTTTGCACTATTAAGGCAGTCACCTCTGGCACTACGACAGTTCTTTCAGCAGGCACTGTGGCGGCTCAACCTACGCTTGCACAATACAAGAGCGCCGCATGCATCAAAACAGGCACAGATACTTGGTACATTGTCGGAGCCATTGGGTAATGCTCAACTGTATAACTGCAATAAATGGCGCTCCCTTTACTTTTCCAACAGTAACGGGTGGCACTTTATCTTCTGACGCAACTTATTATTATCGAACCTTTACCGCTAATGGCACTTTAGCCATTACTGGCGGCACTCTTTCAATGGATTACATCATTGTTGCAGGTGGCGGCCCTGGCGCTAAAGGAACTCCAGGAGTTGCCTATGGTGGCGGCGGAGGAGCAGGCGGTATTCAAGCATCAACAGGATTTTCTGCATCAGGTTCTTATGCAGTAGTAGTCGGCGGTGGCGGCGGAGGAACTGCAACTGCTGGAACTACAGGCGGTGCTGGTGCAGCATCTTCACTATTTAGCGTTACTGCAGGTGGCGGCAACGTATCTTCTGCAGTTGGTACAACTGCTGGCGCATCGGGAACTCCACAAGCGAATGCAGGTGGAACAGGCGCAGCTAATCCTTCAGCTGGCGGTGGTGGATCAGGCGGTGCTGGTTCAGGTTCTTCTGGCGGTACAGGTGCTAACACAATTAACAGCGTTGCTTTCGCAGCTTGGACTTCCGCTACATCTTCCGGAGTATCTGGCCGATTCGCAGGCGGTGGTGGTGGAGCAGGTGACACTACCAATGGCGCTGGTGGAGCAGGTGGTGGTGGTAATGGTGGTGGCGCAGCGTCATGGGCTGGAGCGACTGTCCCTCAAAGCGGTACAACTAACACAGGTTCTGGTGGTGGTGGTATGCGTGGAGATGATGTCTATACCTCAGGTTCAGGCGGTTCCGGTATCGTTCTTGTTCGTTACACTAAAGCATCGGTTGGTGGATAATGGCACACTGGGCAGAAATTGATGACAATAACAAAGTGCTTCGTGTTTTAGTTGGCGATAACAACGATCCTGCCGGGGACGAGGGCTATCAATGGCTACTTGATAATCTCGGCGGCAGATGGATTCAGACTTCATATAATGCAAACTTTAGATATAGATATGCTGCCATTGGCGATACTTACGATCCAATAGACGATGCATTTATCGAGCCCATGCCTAATTGTGGCCATGAAGAATTATTATTAAATGATCAAAAGAGATGGGAGTGTACAGTTTGTGAAGCCTCGTTTAAGTCGCTCAGCTATCCAACTGCGTGAACAGATCGATGATGCATTCCCCGGTCGTGATCGAACTTCGGACGGCTGGATCGGCGACACAAGACACGCTTCGCGCAAGTCTGATCATAATCCAGATGCACAAGGCTGGGTTCGTGCCATCGACATTGACCGCGACCTTAACGGTAAGGGCAGGAAGCCCGATCTCATGCCTGATTTGGTTGATCAGATTCGACTCGCTGCAAAGTCTGGTGATAAGAGAATCTCTTACATCATCTTTGACGGAAAGATCGCATCATCTAAGAAGGCTTGGGCTTGGCGTACTTATGATGGGATCAATAAGCATAATCACCATGCGCATATCAGCTTTACTGTCAGGAGCGATTACGATAATTCGTTCTTCAATATCCCGATGATAGGTGGCACAGCATGAACATGAAACATCCAGCAGTAATCGCAGTCGGAGCATTCTTAGCCGTCTGGGGTACTACTTCTAATTTTGCTCTGGACTATCGCGCCATCCTTGGCTCGATCGTTGCCGGAGTCTTCGGATATGCGAGCCCTAAAAAGTGACACAGGAAAACTTCTTCACTCTTTACTTTGCCAGCCTTGCCGTAATCGGTGGACTTGCAGGCTACGTCATTACTCACCTGCTCTCTGAAATTAAGAGACTTAATTCGCGTGTCGATGAGATTTATAACATCCTCTTAGAGCGATAATTTTTGACATGGCAAAGAAGAAAGTCATCGATCTCGATACCTATTCACAGCTTGATCAGTACGCAATCTGCATGCATGAATTCTACAAAGCCTTGCGCCGCGCAGGGTTTGCCGTGGATTTATGCCTAGCGATTGTGGTAGAACGATCGGCTTATCCTGACTGGCTCTTGCCTGCGCTCCCCGACCGAGTGGATCGCTTACCCTATGAGGACGACGACGAGGATTAAATGAAGCGCATAGTCATAGTGAGCGACCTACAGGTTCCGTTCCACGATAGACACGCAGTTAAGAATCTAGTTAGTTTTATCAGTAAGTTTAAGCCGCACGAAGTCGTCACGATTGGCGATGAGATTGATTTTAATACTATTAGCAAGTGGTCAGAAGGGACGCCAGAGGCTTATGAGCAGACTCTTGGAGACGATCGCGATGAGGCTGTTCAGGTACTTTACGACCTACAGGTGACACAGGTCATTCGATCCAATCACACGGATCGGCTTTATACGCAGATCATGCGCAAGATCCCGTCATTCTTATCTTTGCCAGAGCTGCGATTCGAAAAGTTTATGCGTTTTGATGAGCTCGGCATTACCTTTCACAAGAAGCCTTATAACATCGCGCCGGGCTGGATAGCAGTCCACGGCGATCACACGCCTATCAAGTCTCAGGGCGGTTTATCAGCCCTAGAAGCGGCTCGTAGGCACGGCAAGAGCGTCATCTCAGGACATACTCACAGGGCAGGCAGATCGTCCTTCTCAGAGGCCTCTGGAGGCCGTATAGGGCGTGTTCTGCATGGCGTTGAGGTAGGAAACCTCATGGACTTTAGCAAGGCTTCATATACCAAGGGATCAGCCAACTGGCAACAGGCATTTGCCATCATGTATGTCGAGGGCAAGAATGTCCAAGTCGATCTTATCTACATCGAGAAAGACGGCACTTTCGTAGTCTCAGGCAAGCGCTATGGACGACCTAGATAACGAGCTCGATAGAGACATCGATGATCACATTGATGACGCAGAATCGTTACCATTTCGTTATCTTAAAGTCCTAAACTTCCCCCTTAGGGCATGAGACAGTAGAGCCACGGATGAAGGGCATCCACAGAAAGGCTCCAACATGTTCGATCCATCATTAGGCGATTTAA